ATGTGATCACACACTTACTCAGCGAGATCAAGCGACTCAACACACGGGTCGATGAGATTTACAACATACTTTTAGAGCGGTAAAATAAAATCATGGCCGCGCCACGCAAAGCTCGCACAAAGTCAATAGTCGATGACTCTTACACTCCACTAGAGGCTTACTGTATTGGCCTTAATGAGTATTACAAAGCTTTGCGCAAGGCTGGCTTTCCTGTTGACATTTGCCTGTCAATGATTATGGATCCATTCTCGTATCCTGAGTGGATTCTCCCTAAACGCATCAATGATAATCCCAGCACGATGCCTGACTTTTATCCTGACGATGATGAGGATTAATGAAAAGAACCATCGTAGTTCCAGACTTACAAGTCCCATATCACGATGAAGTAGCAGTAAAGAATGTTTCTAGTTTTATTAAGGCGATTCGCCCTGATGCTGTGGTTACTCTCGGAGATGAAATCGATCTCCCGCAAATCAGCCGATGGACAGAAAACAAGCCAGGCTGGTACGAGCAAACCTTAGCTGCTGATCGAGACATGACGGTAGATGTCCTTTGGGAACTGACCCAGCATGCCAAAGAAGCTCACATGATCAGATCAAACCACACTGATCGACTTTACAATGTGATTATGAATAAGATCCCAGCATTCTTATCACTTCCAGAGCTGCGCTTTGAAAAGTTTATGAAGCTTGATGAACTGGGATTTTCTTATCATAAGAAGCCATTTCCCATTGCTAAAGGTTATGTGGCAGTTCATGGAGATGAACAGGCAATCAAACCTACTCCTGGCCTTACAGCACTAGAAGCAGCCCGTAGGCATGGGCTAAGCGTGATCTGTGGGCATACTCACAGGGCAGGTCAATCGGCCTTTACAGAGGCTTCTGGGGGCAAATTAGGGCGTATTTTGCGTGGCTTTGAGGGTGGTCACCTGATGGACATTCGCAAGGCTGCTTATACCAAGGGAACAATGAACTGGCAACAGGCATTCTTGATACTGGAAGAAGATGCCAAGGGTGTCCAAGTATCGATCATTCACATAGAGAAAGACGGAACCTTTGCCGTTAACGGTCGTAGGTATGGACGATCTCGATAATCCGCTTAGGCGTGACATCGACAATCATATGGACGATGCAGAATTGTTACCATTTCGTTATCAAAAGATGCTTGATTAGTCCTCGGTAACCTGTACCTTAAGCCTTATCAGTGAATCGTTCACTTGATGGAAAGGGCTAAAATGAACTTAGATTTATATTTAACGCTAGTTATGTTAGCGTTTTTAGTAGTTGGAATCGCAGCTGGTTACGGCTTGGGATACAAAGAAGGCAAAGAAGAAGGATACGCACTGGGTCGCTCAGTTGCTCGACACACATTTTGGTCAGAGTGAAAGCCCGTGACATTCTCGATGAAGCAAAGCAACTCCTCATCGACCGAGGAAGTGAGTATGGCGACTCAACTCTCAATCACATTCGAATCGCAAGACTCTGGAGTGTGTATCTTGACAAAAACATCGAGCCTCACGAAGTCGCAGTATGTCTTATCCTCACCAAAATCTCGAGAACTCAAACAACGCCAAACCACGCGGACAGTTACGCGGACATCTGTTCGTACGCTGCAATCGCTGGCCAGATTACATCAACTGATTGGAATGACCTTGACAGTTACTAAAGCAAAGCCTGGTCAATGGTGTGATTACTGCAAGATGCGTTGGGGTCAAGATCACCTTAATGGCAAGGGTAAGACAATGGCTGTCTGGACTGTGGTTAGTCAGCATGCTAAGTCTAAAGGAATCAACCGACATTATTGCCAGCCTTGTGCTGTATGGGTGTCAATATGGCCAGATGGATCTCACTGGCCTTTGACCGAGCAAGCCGAGTTTCTAGTAAAGCAAGAGGAGATCAATCATGGCGTTTAACCTAGCTGATTACGAGACAGTCGAGAGCCGACTTGAAAAGTTTTGGAAGGAGTTTCCCGATGGACGGGTATCAACTGAATTGGAAGTTTGTGAAACTCATAGATATGTTATTAAAGCCTATCTCTACCGCACTTATCTCGACCAAGTCGCATACTCGACTGGGTATGCTGAGGAGAAGGATTCTGATCGCGGCGTTAATGCCACTAGTGCACTTGAAAACTGCGAGACTAGCGCAATCGGCAGAGCACTTGCGAATGCAGGTTATGCTACTAAAGGCAGACGGCCTTCCAGAGAAGAAATGGTCAAAGTATCAATGGCAGGACGAAGCGGAGTTGCGCAACCTGAAAAACCAATCCTCAAAGAAAAATATCCAGAGCCAGTAAAAGATGCCTGGACTATTGCTGATCCTAAAGATGAGTTAAACACAATCCCAGTAGAAGCTGCGCCAACTCTAAACTCAGCAATGAACTTATTAACTGATGAACTCAATGCCAAAGAAATACCCCAAGCACCAAAATGCGTTCATGATTTTATGATTCATAAGACTGGTGTTTCAGCCAAGACTGGCAAGCCTTACGAAGGCTATACATGTCCATCAAAGAATCGGGCAGAACAATGCCCACCGATCTGGTTATAGCTTATGGCTTCCCAGCATCGTAAGCACAGGGGTTATCGCACTCAGAAGTGCGTCGCTGAGTACCTAAAAAAGTGGTTCCCTTATGCGGACAGTGCTGGGGCAGGCAGACAAGGCAGTGATGTCACAGGTGTCCCGTTCGACATCGAAGTGAAAGCACGATCTGCTTTTCAGCCGAAGGAGTGGCTGGATCAGACACGAAAGCGGGCAGATGGGAAGCTGTCTATAGTCGTGATGAGATTCAATGGCCAAGGGGAAGATGCGGCGGAATACGGCGCGATGCTTAGATTCTCAGATCTGGTTCAGCTACTCAATAAAGTCGATTACGCAGAATGGTTCCAGGAGCCATCACGCTGTCAAGGCTGTGGTTCATGGTTAATAGCTTCTTACAAATACTGCTACAAATGTGAGGAACACAATGCCAGTTTATGATTATGAATGCATAGTATGCGGGCAAACACAAGAGCTTGAACACTCAATGAGCGCAGTTGGAAACCCAGTGCTGCACTGTTCAACGCCAATGATTCGGGTATTTACACCAACACCAGCCATATTTAAAGGTAGCGGCTGGGGTAAGGATAAGAAATGACTAACTTAAATTACATTGTTAAAGAAGATAGAACTGTATTGATGCCATGCTGTGACGACGTACAGTTTGAATACATGTGTGTGCATTGCTATGAAACCATGGGCTGTATGTTCTGTGACTTTGATGCAACATTGCCACATGATTGCCTACAGGATTAGACACGCCCAAGATCATGCGTAAATCATCAATGGATTTGACATGCCTGCTACGCTATAAATCGCTAGCGAGCGCGTGTGCGCGGTTGCTCGCGACCGCGATGTTAGCTATCGGGGGAGTTCTATTCATAAATGAATCACCTGTAACTGAGACTGCTAAAGCAGTCCAAGTAAAAGATATTAAACCCTTTGACATAAAGGCATATATTAAAAGCCACCTTACATTGAATACTTATAAGTGCTTAGATACTCTTGCTATTAAAGAGAGCAACTGGAACTTTAAAGCTAAGAATGGTAGCCATCATGGATTCCTTCAAGGTAGATCAGAGTGGTTAGCTACTGCTAATCCAGAACAGCAGTATGACTGGGCTAGTAGGTATGTTGCTCATCGCTATGGTGTAACAGAGTATGATGAGCCAGACTTCTGCGCAGCATTAGATCATTGGAAGGATAAAGGGTGGCACTAGATAAGTTAAACACTAGGCGTTACCGTGGTCAGCGTGAGCGCGTGTTCATGCGTGATGGCAGGATCTGCCAGATCTGTGGCACAGATGAAGGCGAGATGCACATCGATCACATAATCAGTCGTAAATCTGGGGGAACTCACGACCTTGATAACTTACGAGTATTGTGTAAGAGCTGCAATCTACGCAAGGGAAGCATGAATGATGGGGTTTTTTTAGGTAAGACGGCTACCCCCCCTGTCTTTCCTGGCATTCTCTCCCCGACACAGTCCGAGACAATGCTAGACAGTCCTTTTAAGACCCGACCTAATCCGAGTCAATGACAGATAAGCCCAAAAGATCCAAGCCAGTCCGAGGGGCAACAAAACCACGGCTTCACAGCCCACTTCTAAAGGGCGAAAACAAACTTCAAGATGTTAAAGATCTCTGTGAAATTGTAAAAATGCCATTGATGCCTTGGCAGGAGTTTGTTCTCAAAGATATGCTCACCGTGGACAAAAAGGGCAACTGGATCCGCAAGACAAACCTAATCCTAGTAGCCAGGCAGAACGGCAAGACTCATTTAGCGCGAATGCTTATTCTCGCCCATCTAATTAAGTGGAATACCAATGTCTTGATAATGTCCTCAAACCGAAGCATGGCTTTGGACACCTTTAGGCAAGTGACTCACTTGCTAGAGACCAATGACCATCTAAAGGGATTCGTTAAGCAGATCCGACATGCCAACGGCACTGAGTCGATCGAGATGCTATCTGGGGCAAGGCTTGATGTTGTAGCAGCTACTAGAGACGGTTCTCGCGGAAGATCAGTCAACGGGTTGCTCTACATCGATGAAGTCCGAGAGATTACAGAAGATGGATTTCGCGCAGCTACTCCAACCACTAGAGCGCACTTTAATTCTCAAACACTGCTGACGTCAAATGCTGGTGATGCTTTCAGCACTGTGTTAAACGACCTAAGAGAACGCGCTATTGACTATCCGCCAAAGTCTTACGGCTTTTATGAGTATTCTGCGCCTCAATACTGCAAGATTACAGATCGCAGTGCTTGGGCTTTGGCTAATCCATCTTTGGGATACACAATTACAGAAGAAGCTATTGAAGAAGCGATTGCAACCTCACCGATTGAAAATACGAGGACTGAAACTCTGTGCCAGTGGATTGACAGTTTGTCAAGTCCTTGGCCTCATGGCGTTCTTGAAGAGACATCAGATAACACACTAGAAATGGCTCCTGGGGCTTATACTGTATTCGGTTTCGATGTCAGTCCGTCACGGCGGAACGGATCACTGGTCGCAGGACAACTACTCCCAGATGGACGGATTGGCATCGGGATCTTGGAGACTTACAGCTCTCAGGTCGCCATTGATGAATTAAAGATGGCAGCTTCTATCAAAGGCTGGAGTGATGTCTATAAGCCGCGTGTCGTTTGCTATGACAAGTACGCTACCCAGACGATTGCAGACCGATTAAGCAATGCTGGTGTTATGACCGAGGACATATCAGGGCAACAGTTCTACAAGGCCTGTGGTGACCTATTAGAAGGATTGGTCAATCATCGAGTGGTACACAATGGGCAGGTTGAACTAATCCAGCAGATGAATAACTGCGCAGCTAAGGTTAACGATTCAGCGTGGCGCATTATCAAGCGCAAATCGGCAGGCGACATCTCAGCACCAATCGGCTTAGCAATGGTTGTAAGTAAATTAATGATTCCTCAACCTAAACCGCAGATATATACCTAAACATGGTTGACATGTGGTACCATTTATGTCTATGGGTCGCATACTGCAAACATTTGGAATCCAGTCAAAGCCTTTACTAGAAGCTCAGGCTGCCCCACAAGTTCTTGGCGAGTATTCACCTTATGCCATGCCCTTTCAATCTGCCTACATAAGCAGAACAGAAGCCATCTCAGTACCAGCATTACAAAGATGCCGCAACCTTTTAGCGGGAACGATCGGCGCAATTCCTTTAGAGCTTTACAAAAAATCTAGCAATGAAGAACTAGGTTCACCAGTTTGGTTAGAGCAACCTTCATATAATCAGCCACGATCTGTCACGATTGCCTGGACTGTTGATAGCCTTTTATTTTATGGGCAAGCTTTCTGGAAAGTGATCGAGGTTTATTCCGAGGACGGTCGTCCTGCTCGATTCGAGTGGATTGCTAACAACCGAGTAACTATTACTTTGGATAGCACAAACACATTTGTAAAGTCATACGCAGTTGATGGAATGACATTACCAATGGACGGCCTTGGCAGTTTAATTACTTTCCAGTCACTCAATGATGGCATTCTCAATACTGGTGTTTCAACAATTCGCGCAGCCATCGATGTCCAGAAGGCAGCAGCAATAGCAGCATCAACTCCAATGGCAACTGGTTACATTAAGAATACTGGTGCTGATCTTGATCCTAAAGAAGTATCTGGTTTACTAGCTGCTTGGCGCACTGCTCGCAACAATCGTTCTACTGCTTATTTAACAAGCACTTTGGAATACACCCCAGTCTCATTCTCACCCAAGGACATGATGTACGGGGAAGCCATTTTCAATCTTGCTACTGAGATTGCTCGCTTGTGTAATGTGCCTGCCTATTATGTTTCAGCAGATCAAAACAACTCAATGACTTATGCAAATGTTCAAGATGAACGCAAGCAATTCTTGACATTATCCCTACAGCCATTCATCTCAGCCATTGAAGATCGCTTATCAATGGACGATATTACTGCTCGCGGCAATGTTGTTAAGTTTGACATTGACAAAAACTTCTTGCGTACTGATCCATTGGCAGAACTGGCAGTTATTGAAAAATTATTAACTCTTGAACTTATTACTCAAGAACAAGCAATGGAAATGACAGATCTAACACCTAACGGAAGTCAAGGTATGGAATGAGCCAGATAATCACCTTCTCAGCTGAACTAACAGCCGATTCAGCCAATCGCACTATCTCAGGCAAGATCGTGCCTCTTAACATTGAAGCAGGATCTACCAACATGGGCAAAGTTATTTTTGCTTCTGGATCAATCGAGATCCCAGATCCTAAGTCTATTAAATTATTAAATCAGCACGATTCAAAAAAACCTTTGGGTCGCGCAGTCAGTTTCTCAGAGTCAGAGAACTCAATCGATGCTGTATTTTCTGTAAGTCGTTCACAGCGCGGCACAGAGGCTTTGATTCTGGCAGAAGAAGGATTGCAATCAGGTTTAAGCATCGGGGCAGAAGTCCTGAAATCAAAGATCAAGGACGGCGTGACTTATGTGTCTGCTGCTCGCTTGGTAGAAGTAAGTTTAGTGACTGAGCCAGCCTTTAAGTCAGCCCAAGTTACTGATATTGCAGCGGAAGAATCTGCTGTAGAAGAATCAACCCAACCAACAGAAAGCGAGACAGCCACCGTGGAAAACACCACTCCAGCAGTCGAAGCAACACCAGTTGAAGCACCAGCGGTCGAAGCTGCTCGCCCAACTGTCACAGCAATGGCTTACACAAAGCCACGCATTGAAGTAACAGCTGCTAAGTATGCAGAAAACACAATCCGCGCAGCACTAGGTGATGAGTCAGCTCGTCAATACCTACTAGCAGCAGATGACACAACAGACAACGCTGGTCTTGTACCAACACGCCAACTGTCTGAAATCATCAACCCACTAGGCACAACTATTCGCCCATCAATCGATGCAATCTCACGCGGAGTTCTACCTGATGCAGGTATGACTTTTGAGATTCCAAAGATTACAACAATGCCAACAGTTGCAGAAACAGCTGAAAATGCAGCGTTTAACGAAACAGATCAAGCATCATCATTCTTATCAGTGTCCGTTAAAAAGTATGCTGGACAACAGACATTCTCTGTCGAGTTGCTAGATCGCACATCTCCTGCTTTCTTTGATGAGCTAGTGCGCAACATGGCAGCAGCTTACGCAAAGGCAACAAACGCAGCAGTTAACGCAGCACTTAT